AGCCGTCTGAAGGTGCAGAAATACGCTCAGCCCGGCAGGGATAACCGGTGTATCTGCCCTTGCCATGCGGATCGCACCGGCAGCCTGATGGTCAAGCTGGAAAGCGATGGCCGGATCCTGATGTGCTGCCAGGCCGGTTGCACCACGCAGGCGATCTGTGAGCAGATTGGCATCAAGGTCTCTGACCTCAATGAGCGCCCTTTGGTGCCCGGCATGAACGTTCACAAGGCCAAGCCCACAAAGCCTGCTGCGAAAGTGCAGCAGGCCGCTGCAGTACCGCAGCAGGAAAAGGATGATAAGCCGGAGCGCCCACTGCCCTGGCCGCCGACAAAGGTCTATGACTACACCGATGAGGATGGCAAGCTGATCTTCAATGTCCTGCGCTTCACCTACCCGGAGGGGGACAAGACCTTCCGCCAGGGTGTGCCAGATGCATCAAAGAAGTCTGGCTTCAACCTTTCCGGCGTCAGCAAGCTGCGCAGACCGCTGTACAGGCTGCCGGAGGTGGTCAAGGCAGTGCGGGAAGGACGCCCCGTGTATGTCGTAGAGGGCGAGAAGGACGCAGACACCCTCGCCGCCATGGGGCTGACCGCCACCACCAATCCCGGTGGTGCCAGCAAGCCTGGTCAGGCCATTAAGTGGAAGGAAGAACACACGCAAGCTCTCGCCGGCGCGGAGGTCATCCTGCTGCCGGACGTGGACGCCACCGGCCTGTCAGATCGCCAACGCGTTGGCCTGGAGCTGATCGCTGCCGGCTGCCGGGTGCGGTTCATCGACCTGCGCAAGGCCGGGACGCAGCTGCCGCCAAAGGGTGACATCACCGATCTGGTGGAGCTGGTCGGCGCGGAGCAGGCGAAGGTGATCCTGAGCGGCCTGGTGGCCAGTACGCCGTTGGCGACCGTGGAGGATCTGGAGACAGAGGAAGTTCGCCGGCAGCGGGTACTGGATGTGTACTCATCCCGGACGCCTGGCTACTGCATCAAGGATGGCTGTATTGCCCGCTGGGATGAGGGCGGAGGGCGTGCCCTCTGCACCTTCGTGGCCTATCCCGCCTTTGCAATCAATACGGACAATGGCGTCACCCGGCGCGGTGAGTATGTGATCCACGCCTGGGATGCCCAGGGCAACCGCCTGCAGCCTGATGCGGTGGTACCTTACGCGGACTTTTCCGGCCAGATGCGCTGGATCGAAACGGCTTGGCCCATGCGGGTCAACGTGGCCAGCGGTAGCACTGTCCGTGACAATCTGCGGCAGGCCATGACTTATGCAGGCATGGCACTCACGAAACATGTAGACAAGTACCTGCACACCGGCTGGCGGGAGATCAATCACAAGATGTGTTATCTCCACCAGGGCGGCGCGATCGGCGCAGAGGATGTGCAGGTGGATCTGGGGCCTGGTTCCCTGGTGCGGTACCGCCTTGGCCCTGAACTGGGACAGTCCTGGGACGATATCACTGAGGCGGATGCAATGACAGAGTCGATGCGGGTGGCCAGCTGCATGCCCGCCTGGGTGAATGTGCCTGCGACGGCGCTGGTGTTCCTGACGCCACTGCGGGAGATCCTGGAGCGGCTGGGCATCCCGCCCCGCTTCCTGATGTACCTGTATGGGCGTACCGGCAGCGGCAAGTCAGTCACGGCGTCGCTGATGCTCAACTACTTCGCCCGGTATGACGGCAGTAACTTTCCGGCATCCTTCGCCGGATCCATCGGCAACCTGCGGCAGTGCGCCTTTACTCTGAAGGACAGCCTGCTGGTGGTCGATGACTTCTTTCCCGCGACCAACACACAGCAAAAACACAGGATGCAACAGATGGCGCAGGAGCTGTCCCGCATGTTTGGCGATGGTGCAAGCCGTGAGATCCTGAACGCGGACAGCACCCGCCGCGAGTCTACGCCGCCCCGATCCACCTGTCTGATCACCGGCGAATATCTCCCGGACATCGGAGAATCAGGCCTGCAGCGATTCTATTGCATCCACATGGAGGGCGGAAACGTGCCAAAGGACGCAAACCTCACTGATGTACAGCTCAAAGCATCGAAAGGCTACCTGCGCAAGTGCATGCAGGGATATATCCAATGGCTGATCCCTCAGCTGCACACACTGCCGGATCAGCTGCAGGAGCGCTTTGTGGCTTACCGTGCAAAAGCCCAGCGCGAGCTGAAGGGCTGCCATGACCGTACACCCGGCACGGTGGCTCATCTGATGCTGGGCTATGACATGTACATCCGATATCAGCAGCATGTGCTGGGTATAGACGATCCGGATCTCATCGCCGGCTTGATGCAGCATGCCTGGGACAACATCGTGCGCAACTGCGCCGCCCAGACGCAGGATGTGGGTGAAACCAGCCCGGCCCGTATGTTCCTGGATGCCCTGCGTGAGATGGTCATCAACGGTTCGGCCACCATCAAGGAACTGGGAGACCTGGAACATACGGGCATCCCGAAAGGCATGGTCGGCTACAAGGATAGCCGGTACTATTACTTCCTGCCGGATGTGTCCTTCTCCGTGGTCTGCGAGCAGTACCGAAAGAAAGGCCAGGAGTTCCCTGGCACCCGCCTGGCCATGATGCAGCGCATGCGTGAGGACGGCATGTGCGTGGCTGATAAGGACGGCAAGCCCACCAAGGGCAAGAGCATCAATGGACGTACTCAACGCTATCTGACGGTGCCGCTGCACGTCTTTGACGGTGAAGGCAAGCAGCAGGTCGAACAGCTGAGCATGCCGGTCAATGTGCCGGACAACCCGTTTGTGTAAGGAGGGCACCATGGAGAAGGAAAAACGCTGGAGATCCACAATGCACGTCGAGATCGCCTATGAGGACGGCACCCGCGAGGGCGTCGAGGGTGATGTGGTCATGGTCTACAAAGCCCAGGCCGCCGGGAGTGAATACCGGCCCACGCTGGCGGTGTCCGGTGCCCTAGATGTCCGGGCACTGTACGGGCTGCTGATCCTGCTGGACATGCACCTGGCAGATGATCCTGATGCCCTGGATACGGCTATCGACGTCTGGCGTGAGAACCGTGAACGGCTCCTGCAGGAGGCCATTGAGAACCGCAAGGAGGTATCTGAAGATGAATAACCTGATCAACTCTCTGAACCGTCCCCAGGCGCTGAGTGTGCGCGGCTATGAGGAACGGATCCTCATGTATAAGGAGCAAGTCATCGGTGGCTATATCGGTATTGGCCGGACGCTGATCGAGGCGAAAGAGACTGGTGCTGTACCCCATGGCGAGTGGGAAGAATGGGCCACAGCCACCACGGGCATGTCCATCCGCAACGTGCAGCGCTGCATGCAGGCCGCACGGGAGATCTCCGATGGGTCGCCGCTGGCCAAGCTGGACATGAGCAAGGCGCTGCTGTTGCTGTCCTCCGGGCTGGATGAGGAAAAGCGCGAGGCCATCGGTGCAGCTGCTGCAGAGGATCAGATCAGCGTCAAAGAGCTGCAGCGCCGGATTACTGAGGCCAAAGCAGAAACCCGTGAGCAGTGCCAGGCTGAGACCCGGCGAATCCAGGCGGTCGAGAATCAGAAGCACAAGCAGGAGCTGGTCGCTGCCCAGCATGATGTGGCAGCCAAGTTCCAGGCTCGGGTGAATGAGCTGCAGGAGCAGGTCAATTCTGCTGCCGGCATGATCCGGGCAAAGGAGCAGGAACTGGAAGCGGCTGCCCGGGCATTGGAGGAAGCCAACAGCAGGCCGTCACCTTCAGCTGAGGTGGCTCGCCTCCGGGCACGGCTGGAAAAGGCGGACGCCGATCGGCAGGCAGCACAGCAGCAGCTGCTCGCGCTCAAAGCCCAGCAGGCCACGGCAGCAGCCGGCGGTAATGCGCAGACCGGTCTGTCCGTGGAGCGCTTTGGCAGCGCTGTCCGGGCCTTCCTTGTCGAGGTGGGTGAGCTGCCCTACATGGGCGGGATCCTGGCCACGGCGGACTACACGGAGCGCCAGCAGTATCAGGCATACCTGGATCGGGTGGCGTCCTGGCTGGAGTTGGCTCGCACTGCAGTGCAGACCTACGCAGCGCAGGAGGTGTGATCATGACACGGAAAAGGTTTATCAAGCTGCTGATGGCGTATGGGTACCAGCGCCGGGATGCAGAAGCAATGGCGCTGTGTGCGAGGGCACAATATGGCGAATATCATGCTGCCTGGCACCTCTGCTATGTGCGAACGGCCAGGTATCACCAAGCGTTTACGACGATTCGGCGGGCGGCAAAACAGGCAACTAAAGTCTTTTCTGCTGCTGTTGAACGGTGCATAAGACGATTTGGAGGGAGCAGTAATGTGTGACAGCAGCTTGATTCGGACAGACGGCCAGGGCGCTGCCCTCTCCGTCCTGGAGCAGCGGATCACCGCCATGGCCCAGCAGGCCCAGGAAACCAACCTGCAGACGATGGCCATGCTGCGGGAGATGGCAGCAGCCATGCGCATGATGAGCGAGCAGACCATGGAGGTCAACCGTCAGCTGCAGGCGATGGCCCAGCAGATCCCGCTGAAGCCTCAGCAGCGCACGGATTTGACCAAAGCGATCCGGCAGCGGGCTGTGCAGCTGGCGGAGGAAAACGGCTGGGCTGGCGATCGCCGGCGCACCACCCTGATCGCAAACGCGATCCGCGCCACCGTCAGGAGTCATGTGGCCACCGTGACTGGCAGCACAGTCAGGGCCATCGGTGATATTCCATCCTGCCAATTCGCCGTGGCCATGGAGCTGGTTGGCATGTGGGACAGCTGGGCAACCCTGGACAAGATTGGAGGGATTGAGGAATGACACAGAAACGCTTTCGGCGCCTGCTGATGAGTTGCGGCGTGAGTCGGCGCATCACCGACGCCTATGTGGAGATCGCAAAGCGATTCCGGCTGCCCTATGCGAGCGTCATGCGCGGCCTGGTGCCCCACAGCCTCGCGGATCGGTGGCTGATGCATGTTGTGCTGGATTGCCACGGGATCGTTGAGGATGATGAACAGGGCGGCTATTTCGCCTGGATATGGCATCACGGAGCTTTCCATCGGTTCACTGTGATGGCTCCGGAGATCTGTGCAGCCCTGCCGGAGGGCTGGCTGCAGCAGCGGATGATCAACGTGAGCCAGCGCAAGGGCCAGCCTGCAAAGGTCAGAGTGATCAAAACCCAAATGATAAAGGAGGAAGAACAATGATTCTGTCGATCGTAACCGGTAACCTGGGCCGTGATCCTTCCAGCCGCGTAACGGATAGCGGCGTCAATTACGTCACCTTTACGGTGGCCAGCAGTAATGGCCGGGACAAACCTCCGACCTGGGTGAACGTCACCGCCTGGCGTCAGCTGGGCGATCGCTGCGGCCAGTATCTGCGCAAAGGATCGAAGGTCATGGTTACGGGCGAAATGAAGGCCCATGCCTGGATCGGACGCGATGGAACCGCCAGCTGCAGCATGGAGCTGGAAGCCCTCCGGGTGGAGTTCCTGTCCTCCCGTCAGGAGGATGAAGCTGCCCAGCCGACGGTGGATCCTGAGACGGGCTATGAGCAGGTGGACGATGAGATCCCGCCGTTTTGATCTGGGCGGTGCGATCAGAAAGGAGGTGGCGGCACATGGATGCCATTGAGCTGCTGGAGAGGTGCCGCAGCGCAGATCGTGAACTGCGGACGCTCCGGGCGCGGGAGAAACGGCTGCGGGAGGTGGCCTACTATCCGGGCAGCAGTCGGACGGATAATCCCGGCGGGGGTAAATCCACCGCAGAGCCGGACAGGATGGCTGCACATTTCGCCGCGTTGGATGAAGTGGAGCGGGCTGTCCGGTGGCGGGAAAAGCGCCAGCGGATGGAAGAAGTCGCCTGTGCGGTGCTGATCGATCGCGAGCTGGCCGCCCATGGGCAGGCTGCAGAGGTATTATTCGGGTATTATGTCCAGCGGATGCCGGTCAAGGCGATCTCCTTCACAATGAGCCTGTCGATCAGCCGGGTGAAGAACCTCAAAACAGAGGGGATCGAGCTGCTGCGGGTGGTGCCCAGCGTGGACGCGCTGCTGCCGTCGGAATATGACCAACAGGAGGAATATGAAGAATGAAAATCCTCAGAGCTGTCGCCCGTGGGAAGCCACCCGCGATGTATGACGAAAAGATCCTTGCCCAGCTGGATGAGGAACAGGGACGCCGCCGTCTGAACAACGCGGAGGTTGATATGCTGATCGCACTGAAGGTCGGCACCAACCTCATCATGCAGGCCTATGAGGACGCTTTGCAGCCCTTTGCTCAGTACGCCGGCGCCGATCGTAGGCTGAAGCAGGCCATCGCACTGTTGTGCAATGCCAATCAGCTGCTGTCGGATAAGATCTCCGGCGCTCAGCTGATCACCATCGCCAATAACACAGACGACAATTCGATCAGCCTGTCATCGATGCCAAAGCAGAAACCAGGCTGCATCAATATCGACTGGCAGGCCCTGTGCCACATTGTCAACCGGGCGCTGGAAACCTGCGAAATGACCTGCACCTGCGATCTGATTCAGTCGAAGCAGTGTGATCTGCGCCGTGCCTTTGAACAGGTGCCCAGCCTCGCCCTGGCTGCCAGGGTACGGGCGAAGAAGGACAAGACCAGCTGCCCGTATATGCTTCTGGAATTGAATGCTGATGTAATGGAGGAATAACCAATGACACTTCTGCAATCTGTGATGCTTGGCATCGCTCTCGGCCTTTCTGTGACCAACTTCCTTTTCAACCTGGGCAATTCCCGGCGGTATATCAAGATGGAAAAGCAGGTTGACATCTTGATGCATAACCGCCTGCGGGATCTGCTGTTTGAGTTTGTGCACGACTCCCACAAAAGCGAACCCCGGCAGTACCCGGACAGTACCAAAACGAACCCAGACAAGACCTGAACGGTACCCAGACGGTACCTTTGCGGTACCTCGGCGGTACTTGCACGAACCTTTTGACCTGTGATAATGTTATGCTACCAAATCAACGGGAGACGGGAAGCCGCCTCCCGTTGGTGCGTTTTGGAGGTTGCCATGCGTTACACTGGCAAGCAGGCGGATCCGTTCTATTCGTCTGGGCCGTGGCGCAGCGTGCGTGTGCTGGCTCTGCAGCGTGATCTGGGGTTGTGCCAGGACTGTGTGGCGCAGTACATGAAGGATCCAGCGTACAAGGTCAAGACGGCCACCATGGTGCATCACAAGATCCCGCGCAAAGAGCGCCCGGATCTGGAATTGTGCCTGGATAACCTGGTCAGCCTGTGCGATCTGCATCATGAGCAATACCATCCCGATCGCGGCAATCGTCAGCAGCCTAAACCAAAGGCGCCGGCGGGCGTCCGCGTTGTGAAGATCTGAAGGAGGAACACGACATGTCAGAGGTTGAGCGTCCGGCACTGGACGCCCAGCTGCGCGAGGAACACATCGCACGCCTGGGTGAAAGTGTGCCGGCGATCCGGCTGTATGACCAGCTCTGTAAGGTCGTGGGTGATCGCCCTGAAGGGATCGACGCAGCTGCGCAGCACATCATTGCGCAGATCGCGGAGCTGGAGCGGATCGCTGAGCTGGCCCGCGAGGACATCAGCGCCAAGGGCCTGCGGGATAAATACCGCAACGGCCGGCAGATCGTGGAGCGGGAAAACAAGTCCATTTCCACGATCCAGCGCTGCATTGAGCAGCAGCGCAAGCTCATGAGCGAGCTGCGGATCACGCCCGCCAGCCGCCGTACTTCACGCCAGGGCAGCATGTTTGATGACGACTTCGATACATTCTGACAACCCAGCCCTGCTGAACAAAGGCGCTCAGCAAAAGCTGGACGCCTTCGAGCGGTCGATCCGCGAGCAGGAGGACGTGATCCGGCGGTTTGACGCCTACATCGATGACGTCATCTCCGGCAGGATCCTCGCCAGCAAGAAGGTCATCGCAGCGTGCAAACGGCACCTCCGGGATATGGACAAAGCTGCCAATGATCCTGACTACCCGTGGTGCTTCGATGCTGCCCTGGCCGCCCGCCCGGTGCGCTTCATGGAAAAGTACACCCTGATGGATGGTGAGAAGGATGCCAACCAGCGCCCCCTGCTGCAGCCCAATCCTGCGCTGGCTACCGGTAATCTTGTCAACGGCCGTCCCATGGACTATGTGGACGACGCCGATATGCCCAACGTGGCTGGCGGCGCTCCGGTGGTCGTGGGTTATCTGAAGGCCTTTGCCACCCTGTTTGATCGCGGCGCTATGGAGCTGGCCTCCACGCCTGTTGGCGGTGGTGCGTGGGAGAACTACACCATCGACACCCGCGCCATCATCCGTCAGGACTATCAGATCATGGATCCCACCGCTGCTGTCATGCTGGCGCTGGCGACTGAATAACAGGAGGCCTGCATGATCACGACCAATACCACCAACAGCACCTCCGTCGGCATCCAGATCAAGGATGAGGGTGGTTCCACCCGGGAGGCTTGCCGTGTCAGCAGCAGCATCCGCGCCGGGCGCATGGTGTCCGTGGTCGTGGACATGCACGACCGGGAAGACTTCTCCGCGCACTTTGATGAGATCACGCAGCAGGTGATGGCCCTGATCAGCGACGCCTTTGGGCGTGCAGCTGCTCAGGGTCTGCCTGTTGCCGCCATGAGCGGGGTGAACAGCGATGGCAGCTGCTGACGACGTTGCTGCATTCCGCCGGTATGGCAAGATTACCAAAGCCATGGCGTCGGATGAAGAATGCGAGGACTTCCTGGCTTTTGCTGTGGAAGCCCTGGAGGTTCAGGGCGTCAAGCCCATGCCGGACAGCCGGCTTTACGTCCTGGCTGTCCGGATGCTGGCGCTCCACTACTACGACAACCGCAGCCTGATGGCAGATAAGGACACGCAGATCCCGCTGGGGATGCAGTCCATGGTCAACTGGCTGCACTACACGCCTGCAGCAGAGGGGGCGGCCAGCGAATGAGCTACAACATCGGCGACTTCGACACGGCAGTGCAGCTGCTCCGGTATATCGGAGGCATAGATAACCCCGATATTTCGGCCAGAATCGGCCATGTAAGCGTCCATGTCGAATGCAAGAGAGTGGAACGACTTGCCCTGGCGGCGGCCCTCAGACAGGCCCACAGAGATGCAAACGGCCACGCTTTGCCGGTTGTGGTTCATCGCCGCAGCCGGGAGCCGTGGTTGGTAACAATGGAGCTGACCGACCTGCTGCAGATCATCGGAAAGGGGCCTCCACCGTGCAAGGAATGAACCCCGACCGTTATGTCGTGTATGACGTTGTTCAGCTTGCAAAGAGTCGCAAGGCATACTTGCAAAGAGCTGTGAAAGCTGATGAGCCAATGCAATACTGCGCATACATTGCCGGAAACGGCCACTATTTCAAGACAGAGGAAGAATTGACGAGGTACATCCAATGTCGGAAGAAATGAACGCTCTCGCAATGAAAGCCCAGAACGGGAACAGGAAAGCCCTGTTGCAGTTGTGGCAGGGCGTTTCCCGGTTGGCATACAAAATAGCGATGCGGTACAAGCGCATTGCTGACCTAAATGGCGCGGTAGACACGGACGACCTTAAACAATGCGCTTTCCTAGGCTTCTATGAGGCCGTGCAGGGCTTCGACCCTCTGCAGGGATCATTTCCCTCTGTGCTGTCCTACGGTGTCAGGAGCGCATGCAGGAGCGCTCTAGGGCTTACCGGCAGAGAACGAAAGGAACACTACACCGCCATAAGCCTAGATGCACCAATTCCCGGCACAGACGATCTCACCATTGCCGACACAATCCAGGATCCTGCATCTGCTGACGCCTTTGAACAAACAGAGCTGCGCCAGGACATAGAAAAGGCCCTGCACCGTCTGCCTGATGACATGGAAAGCATTATCCGTCTGCATGACCTGGAAGGGCTCGGCCTGGAAGAAGCATCTGCAAAGGCTGGGCATGCAACAAATACGGGGCGTAAATTGCGCCGTAAGGGCTTCTATAAGCTCAGGCAAGATAGATGTATCCGCGACCACGACCCATCTGTGCGCCTCATATACAAGGGATTCCGGGCATGGGATCGCGACTGGACTAGCGTTGTGGAAGAAGAAGCGTTCCGCAGAATCAGCCGCGGTTATTGACAAAGAAAAAACCGGCAATTAAGCCGGGAAGAATCCATTCTTTTTTAGAACGTCGGGAACCTTTTTACTCTGCACATCCTCCGCATGCCAGTAATAGCTCATGAGGATGCGCCTGTCTGTCAGGTCATGAACCCCGTCGATAATGTTAAGCGCCAGCCCTGCCAGCATGGGCATGAGTCCCGCAGGGAGTTGACCGCCTTTCTCCTGCATCTTGATAGCGTCCCGGTTAAGCCGGAGAACCGCGACAGGGTCTGCAGGGATCTCTCCCTTGATGATCTGCATGAAAGCCAGCAGAGAAGCCTTTTCGTCATTGTTGAGCTGTTCGACCTCTGCCCGGAGCTGGGACAGCATATCGGATTTGTTATGCATTGTCAAAACATCCTTTCTGTGCTATAATCAATCAGCCATTCCGTGATGGCCTTGTCCCCGGTGGAAGCAGCTCGACCCTGCCGCCACCGGGGATTTTCTGTTATACTGCGATCAGGCCAACCAACACGGCCAACAGGGCCGCTATTACGGTTTCTGTCACGTCTTGCCGGATGGCGTCGCGCTTACGCTGTGCCTCAGCTCGTGCCTTTTCCTTGCGGATCATGGCGAGGTAGTAAGGGGAGTTCATGCCTTCCCCCCCCTTACTGGATGCTGAACCGCAGCGCGGTCTGCTTGCTGCTGTACTGCTCGTACAGACCATCGGCCTTTAGCTGGGCCGTATTGACGCGGCTGCTCTCGTATGCCGCGTAACGGATCGTGAATGCGCCAGCGGCGACTGCCTCAGCCTGCCGGGCGTCCATCTCTGCGATCAGTTCCGCCTTGATGGCGTCCGCCTGCTCCTGCAGGGCCTTGACCTCTGCCAGGATCTCTCTGTAAGTCCTGGCCTTGCTCTCCATGTCGTTGATGCTCATTCCGTGGGTACCTCCTTTTATTTTTCTGTCAGGGATTCGGGCAGGTTATTTAGCTCGTGTTCACGGGGCTGCTGGGTGGTACCCGTCTATCCTTCCGGAGAGAGGCGTTTTACGTCGGTGGATCTCTCCACCGGCAACCTCTTGCCCTCCTGACAGTATTGATTATACTACTAACGTTAGTAGTTGTAAAGAGGTTTGGGCCATTTTCTTTGTATTCTCCGCTTTGCACGAATAGCGTTATTAGTTTTTGTTACTTCTAACGGTAGTAGTAAAGCGGCCATTATGATATAATGAATGGTGAGGAGGTGCATATCATGCCCAAGAAACAAACAGAATGGTCACGCAATTACAATGAAAAGGCATACGACCGCCTTGCTATCACCGTCCCCAAGGGGCAAAAAGTCACCGTAGAGGCCGCTGCAAAGGCCGCAGGAGAATCTGTCAACCAATACACACAGCGCGCCCTGCTGGCCCGCATGGGGCTGGAAACGTGGCCCTCTATTGCGGAAGAACGCCGCGAATAATCACAGAGCTGCCGTCGATTGATGGCAGCTTTTTGCATATCCCCAAACCGTCGCTGCGGGAACGGGATAACGGGAATATGGTTCACATGGAGGTTGACAGATAAAAAGTTAATCGCTTTTGCCAATGCGAAATGTTATTTGTCTTACCCTTTAGCACCCTTGAATTTACCCTTTACTGACGCGGAACCGATGGACGCATAAAAACACAAAAATGGCAAATACTGTGGAATCAACGGGTTCAGCGCGATGTGAAGACACGCGAAATCATACCATGGATGGGTGGAGGGTAATTCGAATCCCGCCACTTCGACGCTTGAAACCCTGTAATCTCAAAGGTTACAGGGTTTTTCTATGTCTATTTTTCTGTCCATATTGTTCATTTTGAACCCTTTTGTTTATCCTGTTGGGGTTCAAAACGGGGTTCAAAAAAACCGCCCCTTTCGGAGCGGCTGACGAATCAATCTTCGTCATGTTTGGCGATGCACTCATAATACTTCTTGACCTTGCCTTCGCCTGCATCTTTGTCATGGATGAAAGCCTTGGCCATATCAGCCCAGAAGTCTACCTTGTCCACGCCGTGCTTCTTGGCGACCTTGCAATAGTCGGTGTACAGGGCATTCATCACGGCATAGAATTCGATGACCTTATTCTCGCCCTGGATGCCGAAGTTACCGGCGTACTGCTTGATCTCATTGAAAGGCCAACGCCCGCCAGTCTTGCCATCCTCGGACTTCATGCCCTTGACCCACTTTTCCGCTTCCTCGCGCGTGAGGCGTTCGCCATCATCTCCATCAGCATAGCCCATCATATAGGACTGCGGAGAAGATCGGCCCATGCTCATGCGGTCAGGGTTATAACGCCGACCATATAATCGCATGTCCTCACCACCCTCATCCCGGTTTTCACCAAAACCAATTCGGCGTTTGTCCTGATAGTCGCGGATGTTGACGATGTTGTGATCCCTCATTCGGGAGCCATCTTCCATGCCGGGGCGGTCAAGGTACGGGGGGATATGGGGGTCGGGCCACGGACGATAGGCGGATTCGTTGCCATCGTAGGTCATGCGGTTTCCGTCCTCATGCTCCATGTACCGTCCGAGATAGTCGCGTCTTCGGCGCATTTCGGGTGCATCCATGCCCATGTAGGTGCTGTGATCATTGCCCATGCGGCGGTCATCATCGTCCTCCATGTAGCGGCCCCGGCTGTCACGCTGACGCCGCATCTCAGGAGGATCCATCATGGTCATCAGGCCGCCGTCCATGTAGCGGCCACGTCCGTCGCGCTGCTGGCCAGCTCTTGCCATCGCCATCATGCGCATACCGCTGGACATTTTGCCCATAGTGCTACCCCCTTACGCCACGCGGACCAGCACCAGGCTTGCCGCGTTGATGGTGATCTCAGTCGTGCCGACGTTGGCAAGGCCCACAGTGATGGACGCGCCGCAGGGGACGCGCACCAGCGCGGTGGTCGCCAGCTGCGCTACATCGTCCGCAGCGGCGATGGTCTCGGCCATGGTGGTTCCAGCCAGCGCCTCACCATTGGTGGTGATTGCCAGGGTCGCATCCGTTGCGGCAACCGCCGACGTGACCTGAGCACCAACGCCTACCAGATAGACGCCGGGGCGGGAAATGAGGAACTGGCCGCTGCCGTCCTCATGGGTAAGCCAGCCGCCATTGCAGTGGCAGGAGCCGTTCGTGCGCGCCCGGGAACCGGGGAAAAGGACATTCGCGCCTGCTGCTACGGGTACAGGGATCGTTACATATGCGTTAATCATGCTTATCTCCTTTCAGAAACAGGGGCGGATTTCTCCGCCCCTTTGTGGTTGTGGGGAATGGCGGAGTGCCAAACTATCCCGAGTTATGCAAAGTTGTTGCAGCCGCCGTTGTAGCCGAACTGAACCGTGCCGTAGCCATTCAGCGGGAAGTTGATGGGAGTGGGAGGCTGCACAAGGTAGGCAGCGGTGGGGCAGTCATGGCCGGTGCGGCGCAGGATGGTGGCCACGTTGGCATCCATCGCAGCGGTGAGGTAAGCGTTCTGCGCGGCCTGAGAAGCAGCGTTCTGCAGCTCGGCGATCTTAGCGTCCTTTTCGCGCATCTCGCGGTTGACCTGGTAGTCCATCAGGGCGCGGAAGTTGGCGTTCTGGTTGTCGATCAGGTCGCGGGTGGTGGACTGGATCAGGTTGCGGGTGTCGCACGCCTGGGTGGCCATGTCGTAGCGCACCTGGGCGATGGCCGCGCGGTTCTCGCAGCAGCAGTCAGAGAGCTGATGAGAGAGGTCGCACAGCCCACGATCCACACCGTGGAAGCCGGTCATCAGGGAGTTGTTGAGGGCGTAGGTAGCGTCCGCGATACCCTGCTGGATAGCCGTGATGCCGCTGGTGATGTTGTTCAGTGCGAAGCCCTCGTTGATGTCAGCGCGGGTCGCCATGCCCTGCAGGCCAGCGCCGCCGCCGAAACCGCCAAAGCCGCCGCCCCAGCCGATGCCGCCGCCCAGCAGCGCGATCAGCAGGAGGATGCCCAGCCAGCCGCCGGAGCCGCCGCCGAACCAATCACCACCGTTGTTGTTGTCCTGGCCCATTGCGTAACCCATGGCAAAATTCTCGTCCATAAAATACTCCTTTCTATCTTTTTCGTGATGTCACGAAAATGCTATATGTGCAGGGTGCGTGCACTCACCCGGGACACCTTATCGGATACCCAGCCGCTCAATGAGGGCCGGAATGGTCACGCCGCGCTTGGCGGCAAGGTTCTGAATGATGCCGGTCACCGCCTGCGGTGCGTTGCCGCTGATGATGTCCATCGCCTGCTTGACGGTGGGGTCCTGCTTGGCGAGTCCCGGCAGCACGTCCTGCGGGCGCTTACCGGCGCGGTATGCATCCATCAGGGTCTGCATGGTGTTATTCCTCGGATTCTGCTGGCTTTGCTTTCCGAACAGGCTGCTTGCCATTTGCGATCATCTCCTTCAATTCATCAAATTCCTGCCGGGTGACGTACTCGGGCTGTGCAGACGGGGCAGTCTCCTGCAGCGGCTTGAACTCATACGCCGCAATGGTCGGGTATCCGCCAGCGTCTGTGCGCTTGACGTAGAACACGTCACGTCCTGCATCAAAGAGCGCCGCCTCAGAGCTGGGTGCCAGAGGGTACGCCTTCGCGCCCTCCAGACCGGTCACCTGGATCAGGCCTGGCGCCGTCTGCTGCTGGGGGATCGGGGCCATCGGCGTGTAGTAGCTGCGCGCCGGAGCCTGTGGCTGCTGGTACTGCATTGGGTAGGGGTTGCCGTACTGGTTGAACATCGACATTTGTCATCGCCTCCTTGCACCAAAATTCTCCCACAAACTGGCTTTTTTCACGATGAAAGGACGGGGCAACCTTTGTGCAAGAAAAGTGCAAATCCCGGGCAAAATAAAAAAGCCACCCCCGTAGTGTGGACTGGACAGTTCCCCAGATAGCGGACAATAGAAAAAAGAGGCCTCCTGTTGTAGAATAGAAACTACGACAGGAGGTTTTAGCATGGAAAGAAGATACAAGGTGCTGGAAATCTACAAGGCCACGAAGAAGACGATCAGCGTTGATATGGATGCCCTGTGGGACGGTGGTGCCGATGGCTAA